GTTGGGATCGTTAGGCAAATCGTTATCACCAGATCCGCCCCATATAAGGTTATTACTAGATTGCCATTGTAGGTCAGAGATGTCATAATCTCTAACTATATCAGGTTCTTGTGGTGTTGGTGGCGGCAGAGTTGGTGTCGGTGATGATTCACCAGGAATGATATCGTTGCCATCTTCATCCACTTCGTAAAATCTTCCGGACGTTAGATAAAAAATTCTTGTGTAGTCGACAGTTCTCCTATCGGTGGCGGTATCAAATCGGTCATAGTTCTCAAAGTGTAAGAAGTAATCTGTACCTGGCTTCAACCAATACTCTGATGCAACGCCTAGATTTGGCCTCGGTTCTGTGGTTATCCTCCACCTGAGCGTGCAGTACTGCCCATTCCAGTTACTAGGTGGTATCTCCTTTCCATTCAGTGGACCGCCGATACGTTTTATCGGCGGTCCATCTGCGGTTTCAGAAAAATAAATCCGCGCATCTTTATAATATGTCTTGTCGGATCGAGTAGGTTGCTGAATGTATACTATCCCACGCCGAGTGGTGTCATAATCTGTTCTAAATTTTTGGGAGGTATGAAATCGTGAGTGTGTTTCTACCCCTGTCTGAAAATTTGCAGAGACGGCCGCATCAACAAAGTCGACCAAGGAAGGTTGGATATAAAAATTGGAGATGCGAGCAACACCATTATCATCTATATACCTTTTGGACTTTCTTACTCGATCCATGTCGATTTCCCACGCTTCATCGACAATGCTTGGGGTGAAAAGGTTTATAACGGGTTTATCAGAAGACATTATCTTGCCCCAAGGTTTGCGTATAATTCTTTAGCACTAGATAAGGCTCCCGCTTCACTGTATTCTGTTTCTAAATGAACGAAGTATTTCGATAAGGATGCAACCATCCCATTTCCCTTTTTATCTATACCATCTATATTTGTCCCATAAAGCGAACCTTCTATCTGTTTTGACATAAGAAGTTTTGAGTAAGCAGTTTTTTTATTAGTCTGCAATTCAGTCATAACATACATCAATTGTACATCGATGCTGTTGAAGTCTTTATTAGGAGATACTCTTTGTACATATGTAATGAACCTAGAATATCTTCCGGATGTTAGCGGGTATCCGGCTATACCACCAGGATTTAACGGTTCTAGATTGCTGATATTATATAATACTCCAACCAAAGAACATGCTTGCTTAGCATTTAATCCATTGTCGATAAAGAATCCAACGCAATCTACTGAAGATAGAGAAGTAATATTATCTTCTGGCGCTGTATATCCTTCTTCCCCATTAGTAAGAACAGGATCTTGAACAGGAGAATTACTTTGGGCGAAAATATATGCAAAAGGGTTTGTTGATATATCTTGTCTTGATGCTGCTTGTACTGACGAAGGATATTCAGTGTGCGGTAAGGAACCCAAAATCATAGGTAGTTGGGAATTTGTGCCGTCTAAGAACAACCCAAACACTAAGGCGCCAGGGAGTATCTGAGTCCCCGTACCGAGTCCTGAAACGCCATAGGAGGTAGAAGGATTCATTACCTGCGCCCAAGGTAGGTCTCTTTGTGGAATATCATTAGTATCGGGGGAATGAATCCCAAACACACGAACCTTTATCCTCCCCTCTAATCCAGCAGGAGGAGTGCTGTCGATAACTCTTCCCACAAACCAGCGGGTGTTATCACCATAAAATTCTGTTGGTATAGTTTTCATTAGAAATCTATATATCCTTCGTCTGATTCATTTTCACCATCATTAAGAAACACATCTCCTTCCCAAGGAGATTTAACGGACACTAAGTTTGTATCCCTAACCTTAGAAAGAGTTAATACTGAAGTGTGATCTGGACCTTTAAAAATATGTCGACAAGAATGAATGAGATAATATCCACTACGCTCTAGATTGTTTTCCGCAGCTTCATAATTTTCTGTGTCGGAGTTCTTAAACACTAACTCAATCACATCACCAACGGAAAGTTTATCTTTCATTAATGAAATACCAGAGACAGTGATATCTATCATATTGCGACGCAACATACTAAGAAGAGCATCTGGTCGAACCTTATTCAACAACAAACTGTCCTCAAAAGCATCATGATAACTATTAAATGTGTGATATGTTCCATAAGAAGTTAGAAGGTTTCGTTGACGACTCGACCAGTCAGATGCATCTTTTGTTTCTCCGTTTATTTCCATTTTATCTTCAAGGTCGAATACGGTGGTCAGTAGTTTTTTCGCATCTCCTGTGATAGTGCTAATAAGGTTCTTTGCTTTAAATGCTTTAGATTGTAATTGGGAAGTATAAGTATCTAATGAAGATATCGTGCTTCCGACAGCACCTTCTCTCATCATTTCCAGAGTATTTTCGATGTTAGAAAACTTTACACTCTTGATGATTTTCGCTTGATCTTTTGTACTTCCAGTGGCAGACTTATTACTAAATGCCTGCGAGTAAATGAATTGAGGTGCCTCACCTTCCGCGTCGTCGATCCTCTTCAGTCCTTCCCTTAACATTGTAAGAAAGTTGCCCACTCTAATTTGAATCTTTCCGTCACTAGCATTTTGGTCCCAAATCGTAGTCCAAATAAAGAATGGTGTTCCCCACTGATCGGTTGCCCTTTCCATAAGCCACACTATAGATTCTAATGGACTTATGTATGGCAAAATAACTTTCATGGGCGACTGAACAGAACCTTCTTCAGAGATATATCGTTCGTGAAATTTTAGTTCTACAGAATCCCCGAAAGCATTGTTTAAGATTTGTTTAGAAATATTTTCCAGTTTTCCTGTATAAGATTTACTGACTTTGACAGCAGCGTCTTTATAAGCGTGTGCAGAAATGCAGTTAATTACATAAATTTCTGTTCTGTCACCAAGACTCTCCTGCTTTAATAAAGAAACTAATCTAAAGTCTAAGATAAAATATAATTCTTCCCCTTCTGATTCTGCTTTACCAGGACCTATTTTTATCTTGATATGTTCTGTGCCCTTAATCTTTGCTTCACTGATAACACCCATGTCGTCCATAAAAACAATTTGCGAAGTAAGATAAGGTTTTTCTAAATCTTCGAAAATATCTATCTCTGCAATCATTTCGGTGAGGTCTATACTAACTGGTTTGTCGTCTAAACCATCACGATCTGCAGTGTATAGGACTTGTTCAATTGCAAATTCGTTGCCCCTCTTTCCGCTCTGTGAAATTTCTTCGGGAGCATCATTTACACTATCCGTCATGTTATCTGGATTCCTTCAGCAATTCGTTAAATTTTCCAACTACTGTAGTGATAACATCTTTTTTGATAACAGATATTGTTTTCTGAGCAACATTAGTATTCACTAGGTTTTCATAATTAGAAATAGATTCTATTGTACTCATATTTTGAATTATTGGAAAAGGTGCTTCAGAACTTAGTTTAGGTTTTATCCATTCTTTAGTAACAAAGTTTTCGTAATGATGAGGAGCTTCGTGTTGATTATAGATTTTAGTTATATACATCTTCGAATACTTGTATAGAGGTTCGTATTCTTTATCTGTCATTATTTTAAGAGCAGACTCTTTATCGATAACTTCTACTATGTCGTCGCTCCTAAAGAAAACATTTTTTGCATCTGTAGTAATAATTCCCAGGTCTTGGTTTATCGCGAGAATTTTTCCAGAAGATCTTGAATTTCGAAAGTAAATATAATTTCCTACCTTAAACCAATCATCAGCACAAAGTTGGGTCTCGATTCCGCTCTCAATCCAAGAAACTGAAATCTCTCCGGAAGTATCATAACTAATATATTCTTCTAGTGCTGAAGTCACTCCGTCGGTTACAAATGAAATATTTGGATAATATTCCTTTGACTTAGAAAAAACCTCATGATCACTTAACGGCCATCCGCCTGTACGAAGAGAATCGTTTAGTAACCAAAAAGTCCAGTAGTTGTTTGGAGTACCATAAAGTGTAGAAGAAATCTGATCGGGTCGTTGTCCGTCCTGAATAGTATATGCTTCATAATAAATTGAATATTCTTTAACTTGATCAACAGCATCTATATATGTACCAATGTGCTGAAATTCGACAGGTTCTTCATTATCACCAAATCTATAATCTACCATAGGAAAGTTTTTAAAATAATTAGACATCTCTAGTACCCACGTATAATATCATTTCTAGTAAGAGTTTCGCCTTCACCAAAGGTCATAGTAATATCTGTTTCGCTCCAATTAGGCGTTCCTCCATTTTCTGCCAATATCGCTTGACTGCCAGCATTGAAAGTAGTTGACATAGATTGTAGAAAACAAGCTTTTATTTTTGGTTCTAGTTCCATACCTTGGCCAGCATTGGGTTCGTGAAACATTTGTATCTTGTACATATTCGGAAAATTATAACCCAACGAGGCACCACCACCAACTCCACCAATTAAAGAAGGGTATAGATTAACCCTAAAAGATTTTACGATTCTTTTCACTGCTCTTGCTTCTTCATCACTAACAGGTTGCAATTTAAACTGAAACTGGAATGTTCTAAGACCTACTTGTTTAAAAAGTGAACGAGTGTTTGGGTTTGGTGCTGATCTGTTTCTTGCAGCTCCAGCTCTGGTGCCTGCCTTTTTTACAATTTCGGCTACGACCGCCTCACCCAAACCAGAATTTTCGTCCATGAGGTTTGTAAAAGTCTTTGATGTCGCTCCGCCCAATCCTGACATGCCATTGTCCATAAATGCTGCACCAGCTGCACCAGCTTCCCAGTTTTCATATTCCGCAGTATCGCCAAACGCCACTCCTGAAGGAAGGTATAATTGTACCGCCTGTCCGCCAGGAAGAAGGTTTTCTTTTTGGTCACAGGGCGTAAATCTTACAAATCCTGGAGTTATATTTTGATCTATCGGAAATATTAACGCTGCCATTTATTTTGTTCCAATTTTCATTTTAACTAAATACCCTTTTACTAAGTTTATTTATACACTATGTCGAAACCCCATTCAGGAAAATATATAGTTAAAAACCCTGAAATGTATAAGGGCAAATCAAATGACGTTGTCTATAGAAGTGGTTGGGAAAAATATTGTTTCATGTACCTTGACGGAAATCCTAATGTCGAGTGGTGGAATAGTGAAGAATTTGTTGTTACATATTTCTATGACGTGGATAAAAAAAATCACAGATACTACATAGATCTCACTATTAAATGGAAAAGCGGTAAAACTACACTTGTTGAGGTCAAACCCAAGAAGCAAACTACTCCACCCGCAAAGACCAATACCCGCAGTAAAAAATATATTAGCGAAGCAATGACTTATGTTAAAAATATTAACAAGTGGGAAGCAGCAGATAAAGTAGCAAAAGACAATGGTTGGGAGTTTCGAATTTGGACCGAAGACGAACTCAATGCCATGAAGATACTACCCAAGTCTACTCGAAAAACTCCTGGCAAGTTAAAAAAACTTGCGCCACATAAACCATTTCGTAAGAAAAAACCTACCTCTTCATAGGCGAAGATCGAAAAGTCCTATCTGTGCTGTCGCTGCTAGCAGGTTGTGCAGCCTGAGTCACACTGGAGCTATTATTAACAACAGAAGAACTCGGAGCACTAACAACATTTGTATTACTAGCAACGTTCTGTTCACCCTTCGTATTATTTAAACTCTTAGTTGCTCCCTGCATATAGTCTCCAGTAATTGCTGCTGACTGAGATCCTCCAACAAGAGCACCACTTTTTGGTGATGCATTTCCGGCATCGATAAGCATCATTGGTTGAGTCGGAGCGGGGTTTAATGCAGTTGCTATCGTTCCAGTTCCAATTTTCTCTGGGTCTCGAGCAATCGCATGCGCTCCGACGCTTTCCAGTTTTTTATTCATGACTTCTCTTGCTCTTTCTGCTCCCACTGGATCAAATCCATGGATGACATCGTCAAGTTCATCGACGCTCATACCTTCGAGTTCTGCTTTGGTAAGAGATTCTGCAGGAGTATCTGCACCCGTAGCAATTGCAGTTGGCGGAAGTGATGGTCGGTCGTTATCCCATTCATTTTGCTCATCCATGATCTGGCGCTCAGCCTGTTCTTCTACATCTTCGATGTAATTGCCATCTGTGTTTATTCCTCTGAGTTTCAATTCTTCTATAATATCTCTACGTTCGCCTTTATCTCTGTATCGCGATCGCTTATCAGGATCTCTATACCGATCATCGATCTTTCCCAACTTTTTCAGCAATTGTTGATCTGTATATTTCCCCATACCAATGTACTTACTGAGTTCTTCCTGAGTTATATCTCTGGTGTTTCCGTCCTGCGTAACAGTTCCTGAAACGAGTTTGCCGCCTTTCGCCTCGGCCTTGATGTCAGTAACACCATCTTCCCCCAACGTTAGTGCTTCTTCTCTTGCTGGGCCATCAGCTATATCCAGTCCTTTAACTTTCTCTTGCGTCGGTTTTTCATCTGATCCAAACCCAAACCACGATTTTACACCGTTCCACAATTTTCCGACAGCTTCTGGTACAACATTCATAAAGAAGTCGAGGATACTATCGGTCAGAGCTCTAAACACATCTTTAAAGGAGAGATCATCTAACAGTTTACTGAAGGCATTGTCTTCGCCAAATATCTGTTTAGCAATAGCAGAGAATCCGTCTTTTATTATATTGGGAATCAGGAACAGTCCATCAAGAAACATATCGAATACGCTGTAAACAGCATTGGGGAGAGTTACCTTGATGAAGTTATCGAAACCATCTATAATGTCAGAGAAAAACCCACTGAAAGTGAAACCATCTAATGCACTGCTAAAAGCATTATCTTCTCCGAATATCTTTTTAGTAATCCAAGACACCGCATTTTTTAACATCATAGGTACGCGAAAAAGAACATTATCTATTAGTATAGTAAAGAAGTTGTCTATTAGGAAAGCAAAAGCATTGGGAATATCTACAATAAAGAAATCCCTGATACCATCCAGAACAGTACCAATCATATCGACTACGCTAAAAGAATCTAAGAACTTTGATACAGGATTATCTTCGCCAAATACTTTCTTAAGAATCCACGATAATCCATCTTTGATGAAGTCAATGAACGTGCCGAAGAATGACTGAAGAAATCCTTTTACGAATCCAAACAAACCTGCAATGACTTTTTGAACAATATTCCCGTCTGTCATCTTAAAGTCGTCGAGAGCTGTTGTAATACCTTTCCATATAGCAATGACCCAACGAATTACTACGAATAATTTACCCAGAGTTTGCCCGAGAGCACTCCCGAATTGCCGAAACATTTTAAAAAACTTTCCTGCTTGACCCAGAATTTTGCGGACTGGTTCGAATAGTTTGTTGGTACTACCTGATCCAAACAACTTCGTCAGAGGGTCGAATATTGCACGAATTGGTTGTGTAATTTTTCCAAGAGTAGTCGTGAAAAATGTTGAAATCATTTTCATATTTTTCGAGAAGTTGCTTATGCCTTTGCCCTTGTCACTAAGAAGGCGAATGTACCAGATAGCACCCTTGACTGCTTTAAAAACCTTTCTAAAGTTTTTGGTCAGGTTACTGAAAAGTTTACCAAAAACTCCGCCGAAAAGTTTTCTATCCATGAATTTATTAATAATAGCGAATTGTGACCACATACCCTTAACAAACCCACCGATAAGACCTATCATTAATCCCGACAGTCCAAACATTTTATCCTTGACAGTTTTAGGCATTTCAAGTTGGAATCCATCCTCTGGTTCTTCTTCGTCTCCAGGTTTCGATTTCGGAGATGTCTGATCTCTTCCCGCATCGAGTAATGCTTTTTCTGCAAGATCTAGGTTTGCTTGCATAATGTTGCGAATACGAACAAGCACATCCAACATTACATCATTGGTTTCTTTTTCTTCTAGAGAACATTCATTACCATATTGAAGCAATGTGGTCACTTCTTCTAATTTAGAAACACTTGGATCGTCTTCTGTGCTCATTTCTATCTACCTATTATTTTGATTTTTTATTCTTTCGTTCTCTTCTTCGACATAATCGATTAAAAGAGCAACATAAATACTTCTTTCCCAAGGCAGCATATTCTCCAGTTCGCTCAGACTATAACCATGATGCTGCATCATAGAAAAATTTGTCTTGTAATAATTTACAAGATTATCATGACTGAGCGATATTAGAAAAAATCACTTAATCCTTCCAGTTTTAATTCGTTATGTGCACTACATTTTTTACAATCGAATACTGCATCGTGCTTGAGTGTAGGCATATCTTCAAAGAAACTACTCACTAACTTCAGTTGACTCGCGGTCATAGACTCTAAAAATTCTTCCACTTCTTTTGAAGACTGAGAGTCGCAATCGATTCTCTCGTGTTCTGTCAGTACCGCAACAAGAGAACTTGCCAATAAGTTCATGATAGCAGTCGGGTCTTCGGTCGAACTTTCTATATCTCCATTCAGCAAACTTTTATATGTAGGATATCTTAATTCGACACTAATGTCTTCGTTGATAACGATAATGTTTCTTACTTCATTTACCTCTACAACCAACTTATCCAATTCGACTTCTACTTCGTTAGGTTCTTGGCATTCTTTACACTTAATCAGAATCTCAGAAGTTTCACCAACAGACTTAGCACGTAGTTGGGTAAACATATATTCGATATCGAATGTAGCAAGTTCCTTCACATCTAGATTTTCTTTTACATCCAAACACATTTCAATCGTGTCACACATTGCTTGCAAACAAGTTTTTGTGTCCTGTGATTCGAATGCTTGTAGCAGTATCTTTTCTTCTTTGACCAAATAGGGTCGGTACTTTACTGTCTTCCCCGTTGAAGGGATTTTCATAGTAAAATTCAGTGTTTCATTTACTCTTGGTAATGCCATTATATTCTCCAAATAATATATTAAATTGCTGAGTAATCTTACTCAGTGGTGTAGTTCCTATAAGAAATTGTTACAGTCATCTCCAGCGCAGTAGTTTGCGCTTGATTATTTAACTGAATAACTTCGAGGTTAGTGGGAAAAGCGTCGATTAGTTTTACAGTATACAAAACCTTGGGGTCTTCTGTTCCCTTGGTGCTGCTTGAATTAACCGTGTATCTACTTAGTTGTTTTATTGTTATATCTTTTATATAGTTCTTATAATATCCAGCAACCATTGGACTACCTGGAGTTTGTGAAACGACACACTCCATCCAGTACTGGAAATATTTTCTTATTGCATAAGAACTTGTCAGGTAGAAGGTGAGGTTAACATCACCAAAAGTTTGTCCATTAGCCATCGCTCTGTTGTCTATTCCAATTTGTCTTTGCGCCACGGTGATTTGTTTTCCTGGAAGTCCAACAGCAGTACATAACAAACCCCGTTCTTCCATGTTGAGTCCAGGAACGTTTCCGGTGAGATTATTAGACAAACCAGCTAACTTCATGCCTGCAATATCTGGTAGATCCACCTGAAATCTATTTGATGGGGCGAGTCCATCGTGTTGTGCGAAAAGTCCTCTTAATTTTTCGGTACTAAACTTTCCGATACCCTCAGGACGTGAGGGTACAGGAGTTGTTTTCCTTTGTTCTTCTTGTCCCTTCAGTTGGCGCTCTTTTTGTTCGGGCATAACAGAAGGAATAGAGACGTCCTTGCCCTGCAGCATCTTCCCCTGCTCCATCCGCCTTTGCTGTACAGTGGGGACGGAAGGTATAAAGTTTCTTGCGACATCAGTAATAGTTCCTGCGATGCTCAGGAACCCTTCGATATCTGCAATCGAGTTTATGTTAGTAGTAATAACGTTGGGTATTGGAAATGCCATTAAAAGTTCCTAATCATTTTTTTGCTTTCTCTGTGAACATATCCTGCAGGTTTTTTCTTAAAGGAAGAAGTCGGTAGATATATCGCCGTTTCCCATTCTTGCGCAGGAACATTTACAATCCTACCCTTTATTTGGTTTGTCAGATACTTTTTATAACAAGGTCTAAATGCTTTTAAATTTGAGTTTGCTTTCAGATAGTCGTATGTTATTTTCATATATGTGCGGGAATTGAATGAACTATTACTCGCTCTTCCCAACATACCATAAAACAAACGCTGTCTTAAATCTATAGGCAGATAATGAAGGTTCAGTCCTGTCATATTTCCGGCACCTATATCGAGTAGAATTATCAGGGGGAAGGTGTCGTAATAAGGAAGTTTCTTTTTCATTTTCGGGTTGTACCAAAACATATACATTTTACCCGAAAGAGGATTTCCTGTCGCAACTAGTGGTTCTTGCTTTAACAGATTTGCTCTATCTATGCTACTTTCGCCCATACTCTTAACTTTATCCAAGAACCAATTGCGTGATGCTGCAGAACGAGGAGATATACTCTCCTCGGACATCTGTTCACCATAGAAGTTAAAGGGGTTCATGAGTTTATTTATACTCATTTTTAGATAAAAAAAAAGGAGAACGTTTGTTCTCCTCAAAAACTTACTAAGACCTGAACGGGTTAATCAGCATTCGCCAACTTCTGGAAGTATGACATAGCGTCATCATCTCCTGATTGGTCAGTCTCCTCTGCTGTTTGTACAGGAGGCGGAGCAGTAGTTGTCGCGGGTGCCGCAACTGTATCTAAAGCAACCTCTTCCTTAACAGTGCGTGGCGCAGTTTCGCCCAACACCTCAAACAGTTTGGTCTGGAGTTGATCATAAGTTTTATAATTTGCAGGATCAACATAATAGTTGATATCATGAATTTGGTTCATGATTGCTTGCAATTGAACTTCATCGCCTTCAGCTAAAGGTGCAGGTGCTTTGAACTCAGAGCGATCGTAGTTACGATATCCCTCGACCTGACGAATCTTCAACTGGAAGTCTGCGCCATTCCACAAATCGAAAGGATCGACGGGAGTCTCTCCAGGAAATTGTGGTTGCATAAGGTCTTGAATTTTATCAAAGATCTTTTTACCAAACTGATAAAGAAATACTTTGCCTTCGTTCTGTGGCGAAGATGGGTCGCTTACAATAAGAATATTTGTAACATAATGTAGTCTTCGTTTTTGTTGTCGAACAGTTGTTCGATCCTCTTCACTACCAGAATTCCACAACTTAGAGTTAAGTTCACCGAGGGGATCGGTTTGTCCAAGGGAAGTCAGAGACTTCTCAATGTACCACTTACCTGTTGGTCCTTTAAATCCATGGTCCCAGTACCGTGTCCAAGGTACATCAGATTCAGAAGGAAGGAAGCGAACAACCGCATAACCATTACCTGCTTTATCTACTGTGGGTTTCCAAATATGTGAAGTGTCTTCGCGTTCAAATTTCGTACCACCCGCAGATTCTTGTGCTGCTTCTACGAGTTTATTGATATCTGTGCGACGTGATTTTAGTGCTGATATGTCCATCGTTTTTCCCTTCTGTATGACTGAAATATATTTTAGTTTTTTACTATGGTCGAGAACTTTTCTCAACCACCAATACCTGTTGTGACACAGGCAAAGACTTTAGACAAACGGCAATTCGCTTGGCTTTGGAAAGTAATTGAGGTTCATCGCCTCTACTTCCAATTTTTCTTTTACGACGTTAGAGATGTACTTCTTACAGTCCTCGACTTCGATCGCATACTTTTCACATAAATGAATTATAGCATCCATGTGACTGAGATTACCTTTACGAACAGCATTCTCAACGAGTTTTGTAAACTTCGCTTTCGTCATAAACTCTACCGTATCGGTAGAGTTTTCTGGCAGGTCTGGCACTATGCGTCCAGTTCTTGTTCAGAACCAACGACTTCACCGCTCATAGTATCTTCTTCGGAAGAACTATTGTCTAAGTTGACAATCTGTACTTCTTGCTTAACAGCATCGATAATAGCGGAAACTTCTGCATAAGGTTTTGATGTGATGAAGTTCATAATATTACTGAACAACTGTTCAGGAACAACCGCTGCTCTCTGTTGTACTTGTTCTTCCTGTTGTGCTTGTTCTTCTGACATTTTTTTCTCCTAATAAACATTAATTACTCAACTGAACACTCTATTATAGTTATCTAGAATGAGA